GATGAGGTCGCGCCGCACCACAGCGTCGGCGGCCTGAATGGTGCCGTCGAGGTCGAGGGTGCCGGCGGTCTCGCGGTCGGCGAGCTCGGGGTGCAGCTCGGTCACATCGCCCTGCGTCAGCACGTGCCGGTAGGGCCTCCTCACCAGGAAGGCAGGGCGAGAGAAGACGTGGCTCGTGCCGTCGATGACGAGCGACCAGACCTCGAGCCAGTCACCCGCGAGCGACTCGGTCGAGGTCGCCGAGGCGGCGAGCGAGTAGGTCGACGGGTTGCCGGCGGTGACGGTCGCCTCGTCGATGACCTTGCGCGAGCCGGCGTAGAGGCTCACGGTGCCGCTCGTCGCCGTCTTGGTCGCGCCGGTCGCGTCATCGTAGACGGTCAGCGAGAGCGTCTGAGTGACGCCCCGCTGCAGCTCGTCCGGATACGGTACCGACGCAATCAGGGTCATCTATCGCACGTCCATGTAGATGAGGTGGACGTCCACCTCTCCGGAGTCGAGGTCCGTGGTGCCAGCCCCGTCGCCGAGGTTGGCGCCCGTGGCGGTGAACTTCGCGACAACCGCCATCGAACCCCACACCTCGGTCGATCCGGCCGCGACGTTTTGAACTCGGCCCGTTGCGCCGAAGAGGTCGTAGCTGACGAAGAGGGCGTTGGGGTCGGCCGTGTCACCGACCTCGATGCCGAGCGCCGAGATGGAGCCCGCATCCGTCGCGGCGGTGACGTTGTCGATGTAGCAGGCGAGACCAATCGCCCCGGCCGGCAGAGTGACGAGCGAGATGGACTCGGTGAGCCCCGCAGCGTCGAGCTCGGTGTAGTCGATGCGATAGACCTCGTGGATGAGGCTCTCGCCCATGGCCCGCTTGATGAGCTGTGTCGCCATTATCGGCTCCCTTTCTTGTCGTTTCGTTGTGCGACCTCGCGGGCTTTCGCCATCGCCTGGTCATGGGTCATCTTGCGGCCGCCCCGCTCGGACTGTTCCGAGAGGCGACCAGCTAGCCGCTCCATCGCGCGCCGTCCCTCGGTCTCGGTGGGTCGGCGGCTCATGCCCTCGACCTCTTCGACCTGGTCGTCTTCGCCGCGCTCGCGGTCGGGAACTTGCCCGCGCGCATGCCGGCGAGCTTTGCGATGAGCTGCTCAATACGGGTCTGCACGTGCGGCAGGTGCGCCCTGCTCTCGAGGCGCCCAATCTCGCGCGAGACGAGGTCGGTTGCGCCCTCGAGCACCTCGGGCGGCGGTGCGGTGACGATGCCCTCGCGCACGAGCTCGCGGCGCCACTGCAGCCAGCCCACATCGTCGAATCGGGGCGCCATGCGCCCAATCCCGACGGCGACGTAGCTCGTCCAGGCGTCGACGTATCGGATGCCCCGGCGCGTCTTGAGCCGGCGAATGTAGGACGTGCCCCCGGGTCCCTGGTCGGGCTCGATGATGGTCCAGCCCGCGCCTCGGTACTCCCCAAGCGCCCGAGCGAGGCCACCGGCTCTCGCGCTGACCCCGTTGACCCCCGGCGTGTGATGGAACTTCTTTAGGCGAGGCACCCACTCCCAGCGCACATCGGGGTCGATGAGGAGGTCGCGCTGCGCCTCGGCGAGCTCGATGCCCTGCTGCTGTGAGTGCAGCGTGGCGAGCTCGAGGAGGTCGATGCACTCCCACGAGCCCGGGCTCGAAATGAAGTGGAACGGCTCGCGGTGTCCCTCGTCGCTTCCCAGGTCGGGTAGCGTCTCGGTGCGGGTCGTCCTGCTGTCAAATGTCTCGCCTGTATAGACGGGCATGGTTGGGGCCTCCTGTGTCGTGTGAAAGCTGCCCGCTCGGCCCGGGCCCGCCCAGGAGACGCGACGGTCTCACGGGCGAGCGGGCGAGCAAGCCAAGGCAGCTACGCGTCGGTCACGATACCGACGATGCGCGCCTGCTCGATGATGCCGATGCCGAGGTAGCTTGAGCCGACGATCTCGGTCGTGCTCTTGCTGGCATCGCGCTCGAACTCAACAACGAATTCGTCGGCGCGGATGACCTGCGAGCCGATGACCTCTTCGACGACTCCGATGCGGTAGCCGACTGCACCGGCCCCCATCATCGCCCCGTGGCGGTTGCCGCCGGCGCTGTTCACCTTCGAGCTCTTGAAGATGCTCACCCCGAGGAGCTCACCGGCCAGTCCCTGGCCCTTGGCCTCGAGCATCGCCTGAGTCGCGGGCATGTACTGAATCGCACCGCCCTCGGAGCGCAAAGACTCGGTCAAATCTGCAATTTGGCGAGGGTGGAGGATGGCGGTGAGGGGGGTGGGCACCGAGCTCAACTCGAGCTGGTAGATGGCGTCGAAGAAATCACTCACCGAGGCGTCGACCCCGCTCGAGCCGACATCGGTGGCGGCATCATCGATGGCGTCACAAAGGAGCTGCATCCAGCCTTGCTCGTACTCGCCGACCATCGAGGCGGCGAGCCGGCGGGGGTTGATGGCCCCATTCCCGGTGAGGACTGCGAGGTCGCTGATGTCGCGACGGATGACCATCCGAGCCACCGCCACGCTCGCCGAGGCATCGGTCAGCGCGGTCGAGCTCTCATCGCTCGCCTCGGAGGAGGCAGCGGCGAACGCGTCGTAGCCGTCAAGGCCGGCGAACCGCTCCGACAGGGTGTCGGTCAGGGCGCCGTTGACGCTGCCGAGGAAGGTCACAACACCGGAGGTTCGGAGCGAGGCCTGGTCGGCGAGGAGCACGCGCAGGTTAGCGGCGAGAGAAGAGGCGAGCCGAAGGTCGGTCTCGAGGTTGCTCTGGAGGATCGCAGTCATGGGATAGACCTCATGCGAAGGGGGTGAATCGTCACTCGCCTACGCTGGGTTACGCCCACGACTCGCGGCACTGTCTAACTCATAGCAGGAATCAACCGAAAGCACCAGCGGCGATAGCCTCTCTCAATGCCTCCAGCGGCATCGAGGCGACGTCCTGCGGACTGTAGCGGGGCGGCGGGGCGGCCTGCGAGGGCACCGCCCCAGCGTTACTCGGTGGTGCCGCAGGAGGCGCAGCGGCGACGGCCTGCTCGGGTGCCGGTGTCACATCGACAGCCTCGGCCGGTGCCGACGTGTCGAAGAGGCGAGCCACGTGCCGGTCTTCCTTCGCCCCGCTCGAGAGCCAGGTCGCGAAGTCGGGCGCCCCGTCGCCGAGCTTGGAGTAGCGCCACCTGACGAGCTCCTGGTCATCGGCGTCGACGATGCCGGCCCGCATGAGGTCGGCCGATGTCGAGGCCTCCGACCTGAAGGCATCGAACTCGGCGCGCGTCGCCTCGAGTGCCGACTCGGCCTCGGCGGCCCGCTTGGCGAGCTTGTCGAGCCCGTCAGCCTTGTCGGTGACCTCGGCGAGCTGCGCCTCGAGCTCGCGGATCTTTGCGTTCTTGGTGTTGATGCGGTCGCGCGGTACGACGTCGGCGACCTCTTCGCTGCAGTGCGGGCACTTCATGGGGTTTCTCCTGTCTGTCTAGATGGTGCCGAACTCGACGCGGTCGCGGCGAATCTGGCCGAGTCGGGCTCGGGCCTGGTCGTCGGTGATGCCCTCGAGCTCGGCGAGGAGCTGCACCGGTGAGGCGATGCCGAGCTCGGAGCGCGTGCGGTATTCCTCGATGCGGGTGCGCCGCTCGTCGACCGACAAGGGGAGCCCCTGGTAGCGCACCGAGTAGCCCGTCTCGGGCAGCGGGGCCTCGCCCGAGTAGGTGTTGTGGAGCGCCGCGATGACCTCAAGCAGCTCGACATCGGCCCGGGCGAACTGCGGCTGGTACTTCAGCTGCGCGCGCCTCTTGCCCTCGTTGACCACGTGGATGGCGTAGCCGCTTCGAGCGTCGCCGTGGCTCCGCTGGATGTCGCCCGGGGAGAGGTCGAAGTCCATCGCGAGGTCCGAGGCATAGTCTCGGATGGCGGTGCCGACAGCGACCGGGTCGCCGCCCGGGGCGAACTGCCCGAGCTGCACCGGGGCGTCAGGGTTGCTCGCCTCCATCAGTAGCAAGCTCGCCGGGTCGGTCGCGATGAATGTGGCGTGCTCGTCGTTGCGCGCATCGGCGGCGAGACCAGCGGGTCGAGCGTTGACCCCGTACCGCTGGGGATGACTACAGTCAAACACTATATGTGACCAAAAGGACCATAGAACCGCCACTTTTAGCGAGCCCTCAACTAATTCACGGCCCTCGTAGGTGTCGAAGAGGCGGCCTGTGTCCAGGGCGTGGGTCATCACGTAGGGCAGCACCGGCGAGCCGTCCCCGCGCCGGTACGGGTAGGCCTCCCCCGAGTAGTCGGCCCCCAAGAACGTCGAGGTGAGGTCGCGCTTGCCGTCGCCGCTCTCGATACGGTAGACGCCCTCGCCCCCTGCTACGGATAGGACGTCACGGGTGAGGAGCTCCTGCCCGTCCAGCTCGCGGTGCCGATACTCGATGACAGTGTGCGCTGTGCTCGGGGTGTTCGGCGAGCTCGAGGCCTCGACCGTGTCGACGGGCACCAGGCGGACGAGCAGCGCCCCGTCTTCCCAGGACACCCGGCGCAGCGCCTCACGCTGGCCGATGACGAGCCGCTGTAGCTGCGGCCCCTGCGTCCAGACACCGGCGCCCCGGCAGAGCTGGCGCATGCGCTCGGCGGCGACCGGGTCATCGTGCTCGATGATGGGCTCGCGGTCATAGAGGATGGAGAGCTGCGAGACGACGCTGCGGAAGACGTTCTTCGTCAAGTCAGGGCGGCCCCATGCGGCCATCTGCTCGGGGGCGACATACTGCGACATCGTCTCGACCAGGTCGGCCTCCCACACGCCATCGAGGAGGCGGCGACGGCGCGCGCTCTCCTGCATGCGAGAGCGCTCGTGCATGTCGATCGTCAGCGGTAGTCCGTAGTGGGAGGGCATCGTCACCTCGAGGTCAGAATCGGAGTCCAGCGTAGAAGGGGCGGTCGCCGAGGATGCCCAGCACGCCATAGCGTAACGCGTCGGCGGCGTGCGAGAGGTCGCCATCCTCGCCCGTCTTGCCGCCCTTCCAGTGCCGCAACGTGCGCAGGGTGCTCTCGCATCGTGGATGGACGAAGAGCTCGCGGCGCTTGAAGGCCCCGTTGACCACGCGATGGCCCCAGCTGCGGTCCTTTGTGGCGGCGACGAACCGGAACGGCGCGGTGCGCCGCTTCAACTGCCTCGCGACCTCGGCGGTGAGCATGTCGTTGACGCGCCAGTTGCCTCGGCGGTTGGTATCCCCAACGGCGACCTTGACGTCGCTCGGCTTGATGGCGTGCCGGCGCAGCATGTCGACGAGGCCCGCCGCGTGCTGCACCTCGGAGTC